AATTCAGCAAGGAATGATTGTGAAGAGGCCGCAACTTATGACCATTATTATGACACGTTGAAAAGGGCTTTGAGTCAATACGGGGAAGTGGTTGAAATGAACGACGCTGGCGTTAAATTAAAAATAAATGGTTTTGATTTACTACCATTTTTAGAAAATTCTGATTTGGATGAGATTGCAGAATCTATGGAGAGTGCAAATGAAACTTCGTTAGAAATATTTCTATTATATCTTTTTGACTACTACAAAAATATAATTAAACAACCTTCATTCTCTATAGATAGTCGTTGGAGTCCATGGTGTGATGATAGTGAGTTTAATTCTTACCTTTCTGACAGATTAGCTGATTTGTAAACAAATTCCACTGATTGTAACTTATGAAAAATTTATCAAATTATTCTCCAAAAATTATTAGATTGACCGAAAACGATTTGGTTAAAATAATAGAAAAGGTTATTTTAGAATCAAAAAGAGATCTGTTAAATAAGAATAAAAAGATGGAATATTCTGACTTTGTTGAAAAAGCACAAACTATACATCAACACAAATATAGTTACCCAGAAGAAAATGATATTACATGGGATGGGATAGAAAAAACTGGACCAATTAAAGTTGAATGTCAATACCATGAACCTTTTTATATTACACCACTTAATCACATTCATAGAAAAAGTGGTTGTCCTAAATGTAGACAAAAAGAAAATTTTGAAAAAAAAGCAAAAAAGTACCACTCAATTTCTGGTACTCCAAAATACACTGGATATACAGAAATTGAACTTTCAGATAAAAATTTAAATAAGTGTAATGAAATCGAACTATTTTGTCCTGTGAAAGCAAACAACTTTCCTGACGGAAATTTGAATAATTTTGAAGAAGAGCCACATGGTTATTTTACAGTTTCACCTAGTAACCACATTGACCCGAATAAAAAAGTAGGTTGTCCTAAGTGTCCAAATGCTAAAGGTAAAAACATAAAAGATGACAAATTTACCTGGTTAGATAAAATAATTAAAAGTAATGAATCTTTCCTTGAAAATGGAAAATTAATTTATGACTATAATGAAACTATTTTTACAAAAATGAATGAAATGGTTACCGTTACTTGTCCAAAACACGGACACGGACCTTGGCCTGTGCGTGCCAGTGCTCATTTACACGATGAATCGGGGTGCCCAAAGTGTTTAAAGTTTGAAGAATCCAAGGGAGAACTATCAACTGCTAATTATTTTAATAAGAATAAAATTAGTGTTATAGCCAAGAAAGTGTTTGATGGATGTAAAGGACGGCCCAACCAAAAAGGAACGTGTAGACTATTGAAATTTGATTTTTACTTACCAGAACTAAAAACCGCAGTAGAAATTGATGGTAGATATCATTTTGAAGAAATACACGGTAATGATTTGCAATCACAAATCATAAATGATGAAAGAAAAAATGAATTCGTTGAAAATCTAGAAACTATAGAACCTGAAAAATTAATCAGGATTGAATATAATTCAGGTAAAATTGACGATTTGATAAAAGATCTAGGAGATCTTTTGGAAAAAATAAAATCTGAGAAAAAAGGCACAATCTTACTTTCTGATAAGTACCCCAAAAAAGGGTGGAATGACCCCAACAATAGGGATTAAACAATCAAACTTCCACTATTTCTGTAATTGTATCAGAGATTGTAGGTTCTTGAATGTATTCGTAGAAAAATTCTTTAAAGATTACTTCCATAACTGGAACACATATCGAATTACCTGCTAATGAAATGTGGGCTCTAGTTGATAAAGATGTTGTTAATAGTTTATCGATATCTTGATCATGGACACCCATAAATCTATACCCCTCTCTTGCGGTAAGTGTTCTTACTCTACCATCCCGTGTCATAATTTGTGGAGACCCACTAGTGGTTAAACAAGGTGAACAAGCGTCTATAGAGTAAATCCGTTTTGCTTGATCATAATTAATATCATTTCGTCTAGCGGCTAACTTACAGACAGTGTTTTGTTTTGTTTTGTGTAATGTGAATGGACAATTGATAAACAATGATGAGTCATTAGTTTCCTCAACGAACAACGACATTGGTACTCTAGTTTTTTTATACTTATCAACATTCATCATCTTTTGTTTAACGTCTTCTAGATCACCATTTAGAACAGACATCATAAAAATTCTTTCTCTGTTTTGTGGACAACCAAAATCAGCACCATTTAATAATTTCCAAGAAGAACTATATCCTAATTGTTTCAGAAAAAGAATGTGGTTTTCAAATGATTCAATATGTTTTTTAGATATTAGGTTCTTTACATTTTCCATTAAAAGGTATTTCGGTCTATTCACTGATAAGATTCTTTCCACATCAAATAATAAACCACTTCTTGTACCTTCTTTGATTCCTTGTTGTTTACCTGAAATTGAAACATCAACACACGGAAAAGAGTATGTCAAAAAGTCACAATTAGGAAATTCATTCTCTTTTATCAGTTTAATATCACCAAGATTACCGTTAGAGGTTTGGTGTAAAACATCATAACATTCATTTGCTTGGTTAAAATTATCACAGTTAGCAATAACCTCATAATTCACTCCGATATATTTTAATGCCAATTCTTGTGTTCCATATCCTGAAAATAATGAAACTATTTTTAATTTATCAGTCATCTTTTTTTTTAATAAATATAACAATTTACGACTACAGTGTCAATTTTTTTTTAAAAGTTACTATTTATAGTAACCCATAGAATAATAAAGGGTTATGCTTATTAATCAAATTAAAATGTCCTAAAATTATGAAATATATCTTGTCCGAAAAAAATTTGACATACATCGTAGACTATGTGAGTGAAGCTCAAACAGCGGATGACCTAGTATCGGTATACAAAGTTCCATTTCAAATTGATGGTAAAACTTACAATTATTACACTGTAACGAGTAAAAAAACTAATGAAGTGATTCCTCTGTTAATTTCACAGGCAAAAAATAGATACAAAAATAATAAATATAGAGAAATTTCAGTAGACAAATATGGACAACCAACCAAACCCGAAGACAGTTATTTATATCAATGGATTGTAGATAGAATGATTACTGAAACAGAGGATAATGTCGATTCTTATGATAGTAGATTTTTCACAAACTATTTTAAACAATTTTTTGGTGAACCCGAATTACTTACACCCGAACCAATTAGAAGAGAAGAAGCCAATAAAATGAGGAATCAACTTTTTTTCCAGGATGGTGAATCCTTCAAATCTAAAATGAGTTCGATACAAAAAGTCAACAAAGATGCGTTCACTCAAGAATTTGAAAAAATAACTGGGAAAAAAATGGAAAATGTTGTATATTTTAGTCAACCATATGTAAACTTTTCTAATAAATTTATTGATTTTGGCAAAGAACGAGTAGGTGGAACTACACTCGGACCAAATGCGCTAAACTATTGGAATAAATTTTCAACCTACAACAACGAAGACCCTACTGATAATAAATTTTGTATCGTTAGTTGGAAACCTTTCCAAAAATTAATGAATGACCCACAATTAGTGAACGAACCTAGTTATGAAAAAATTAATGCTGAATTGAATGAAATTTTATTAAGTCCACAATTTGTAAAAATTAATAGAAAAATATTAGGATTTTCAGATGCACAAACTTATCGGTTGATTCCTATGACAAAAAAATTACCTTTTATGAATTATATTTGTAAAAAAAGATTTGAAAGAGCGGCAAAGGGTTCTGAGACTATTGTACCACAAACAGCCTTGAAAACTGGAAAATCAATTACAACTCCACTTTACACAAAAAAAAGTAAGAAAAAATGAACAACGAAAAAATTGCAAAAATTCTGAATCTTGAATCTGTAATTTTTGACATGAGGAAAAAAGATGAGACAGTACCTGACAATCTTCTCATTAATCTCAACAAAATGTATAACACCTTAACAGATGATGAATTGACCTATGTTGAAAAGAAACTTAAAGCCAAACTTGTCGAAGATTACGATGAGATTTTGATAAAAGGTAAGTAGTCTTCAAACTAATTTAGTTCTTGAACTTACCCTTCCGTCAGACCAATAAGTTTCGTCTCCGTAAAATACCAAAATTTCTTCACCTGGGGCAATCTCTTTGATTGCTACAAACCTAAAAACTTTTTTTAAATTTGGATGATGGACCCACATTGCATTGGGCGTGTCTGAATGATTATACAAACTACCGTAACCTAATGCTATAACTTGTTCTTCAAAATCTAAACCTAAAGGATAATTGAATCGGTAATCCAACAAGAGACTAGAACTTTCACCTTTTTTAATCGGTAGTGATAACAAAGGACAATCCTCGATAGTTTCACCTTGAGATATACTCTCACTAGCAAAAACACCTAAACCTTTACCATGTGAAGGTCTGATAAAAATTTTTTTTGGACTATTTATCATAAAAATATTTAAAAATATATGTCAAGACCACTTACAGATAAAGAGATTGCTTTTTTCAAATACTTTAACAAAAAAAATTTATTGAATAAAAAGACTAGAGAAGGGTTAGCTTTTGTTAAAGGTTTGTTTAATTCAACAAATACTACGGGTGATTGGAAAAAAACATATTACTTATACCGACAAAATTACAGACCACAAGGAGATTATGAAAATATTACTTGGAATGATTTTGTTGATAAAACAAATATAAAAACCAAAAGAACCACGAACTCAAATGCTCGAGAGTACACGGCTAGTAAAATGCCTTTTGTCGCCTCAAATTTGAAGGGGGAATGGAAATATAACTATCCAGGAGAATTGATTTATGTTGTATATTCATATGGACATTACCCTATTTACATTTTTAGAGATGGAATATGGTTTATTAATTCAGACAAATACTCAGTCACAACAGCAAAACACATTAGTCGCTCTTTACCTAGTGGAGACAGAGAGTCAAAAATGATTATGGTCGGCCGAGATGTTATGAAAGACATTAACACATATGGTGAAATGAGTAATGAAGACATAATCAAATCGAGAAAAGATAAATTGGGGCAAGAAATCGAAAACCTTTTACCCAAAAAATTAACAAATTTGAAAGCCGCTTGGAATTCAAATTTCAAAATCAAATTTAAAATTAAAAAAATAGAAATTGATCAAGATGGTGATGTGAATGTAATTATAAACGTTTTAGGGTTATTCGATGGCCCAATTGCTGTGAATTACAACGACCCTAAAGTTAAAGAAAAATTCAGATATGTGACAATGAATGAAAAAGAAATAGAAAATATAATAGTGAGAAAATTATTTTCCAATTTACAAGATTATTTACCGCCCAAAAAAATGGATAAATATTTAGATAGAAATGTGATTCCTGATGAAGGGTATTTAAAATTTACGTTTGAGCATCAACCACTTCCTGAATACAATACTGATTGAAAATATGGAAAAATTATTAAGTGATTCCGAAGCAAAATTATTTAATTATTTGAACAAAAAAAATTTATTCAAAAAAAATAAATTTGACGCGGCAAAACTCATAAAAAGTGTTTTAAATGCTGCACCACTATCAAATTATGACCCTAGTGTATTACTTTACCTTTACAGATTACTCTATAATCGAAATGGAAATTATGAAAAAATTACGTTACAAGACCTCGCAAAAAGAATAGAAGAATATGGTACTAGAACAATTAATGGTAAACATATTAAAAATTTTATTTCCAAAAAAATTCCATTCAAGGCATCAAATATGTCAGGAACTTTGAAATACATTTCTAATGGTGATTTAATATATCTCGTTAAATCTTATAATAGTCCAATTTATCTCTATCGTGATGGTATTTGGTTTTTTTCTAAAAATTCTCGAGAAGCCCATCATTGGTTGGCATACCCTAAACTAGATGTTAACGCAAAATTAGTTCCAATAAACATTTGGGACATGTATAAAATATTACGATCAGGCACGCCTATTTCAAATGAAGAACTTTTGAAAAAAAGAAAAGAAGAATTTACAAGTAGGTATAATAGTTTAATACCTACAAGAAAAAAAAATATAAATTTATTTTATTACCATCCAAAAATTAAATTCAAAGTTACAGACATTCAAAAAAAAGATGATGATACTATTGAAATAGTTGTTACAATTTTCAGTATCTATAATAAATATGGTCCTTTGAAATATGAAGATGTTTCTGCGGTTTCTCTTTATTGGGCGGTCCAAGTAAAAAAAACCGATGTTGAAGAAAAAATAATCAAAAATATCACTAAAAATTTACATGAGTATTTACCTCCTCAAAAAATAAGTACATATTTAGACATTGACCAAATACCTGAAGATGGTTACATCAAAATAGTATTTGACCATAAACTAATCGAACAATAAAAAAATGGATATAAATCAAAGAAAAGCTGAAAGATATCAGTGGTTGCTAGAACAACATGATTTTCTCACTGAAAAAATTAGACAAATTAAGGGTAATAATTTCGACCAAACTTTAGAAGAACAAAAACAAATAAAGTTTTTCGAAGGTAAACAAAGAGAAATTATGATCGAAGTTCAAAAATTATTTTAATGTAAATCTCATGATTTTGAATGGTTGGATATATTTATAGACAACCGACCAAGATTATGAAAAAATTCTTAACTCAAATTTTCCAAGACGAAAAAGGATCATTTTCTAGCAAAAGATTTGTTGGAATAATGTGTGCAATTTCTTTATGCGTCACAATGTACCATAACTCATTCTCGACTGTTGATGTGGCCCCAGCTCCCGCATTAATTCAGTCCGTAGCCGCTTTGGCTTTTGGTGCACTCGGACTAGCGTCTGCTGATAAAATTTTTACGAAAAAAAATTCAGAATAACATGGGATTATTTAAATCACTTTTGTACAATACGGAATTCCAAAATGTACAACCCGACCAAAGGTTTAATTTTATGCTACAACAAATGCAATCAAATCGTTGGAAAATTACATTATTAATTTTATTTACCTTTTTCTTTATCGTTTTTGGTATTGTAATGGCAGTAATGTTTAAAGCAACGATTGAAGAAGCATGGAAAGAGTTACTTCTTATTCTTTTAGGGGCTTTTGTTGGTAACTTGAATAAAGTTATCGATTTTTGGTTTTCGAACGAAGATAGAGATAAAATGTTAGTTCAAAAAATGGACGAAGAAGATGGGGTTTCTTTATCATCCAATAACGAAGTCAACTGATTCTATTATGAAAAAAATAATTTTAGGATTTTTATTATTGTTTTCTGTAAATGTATATGGACAGAATGGGAGAAACGAAGTATTAGTTTCTCCCAATTCATCGTCACCTTATTTTTTGATAGATACTGTATTCACGTTGGGTAGTATACTCAATGACACGACAGTCGTATACTTACACTATCATAATCCAACTACGACCAACTATGTTGGTTTTCAAGTAAGGTTTTTTTATCCGCCTCAATCATTCAAAACTCCTATTGTGAAATGGGGTCCGAGTGTAAGTACAATTTCCACAAAATATGGTTCGTACTATACACAACCTGGTTGGGTTAATGCAACTGCAATTTATACAGGAAACCAAGCAATATTTGATTTTCCAGATGGAGCGGTTTTTGAGATTTTACTACCGCATTCATCAACATTCAATCCATCTTCAGTTGACTCATTGAGAGTTCAGGGTACACCTTCTTATTCTAATATAGCAACAACAATGAGTGGATTTGATAACACTTTGGGAACTTTCAATTATGGTGGCGGATTCAAAATGGATACCGTTCGTATTCCGATTACAGTGTTGAATGTTGATGGTACACCAGCACCTGAAATGCCATTTGCCTACGACTTCAAACTAAAGTCGTCTCAGGTTTATTTTAGAGGAGATCGTTTCACAACCAATACAAATGGTATCGCTCTTATAAAAATCCCATATGATACTTCTTTTTATAATGTAAAATTAGTTTCCAATTTGGACACTTTATCAGACAATTCATCTATAAACATTACTGATGCTTACCGTTTGTCTGACATGAGTATTTATGCGGATACCGCTCAGTCCTATGAATTCCAACAAGGTGATGTAAATAGAAGTGGCAATTTATCAGTATCTGACGCCTACCTTATATTCAATCGTTTAGCCACAGGACGTTCATCTTGGTCACCTGTTATTGCAAACGAGTATAATGTAAGATATTACACAACAAATGAATACAATACCATCATCGCCAATCCCAATATTTTCCAAACAGGAATTATAGGAACTACATTGATAGACCAAAATCTGAACGGTACTAATGGAATAACATACTATGGATACGTTTTGGGGGATGTCACCAATACAGGATTGAATAATTTATCATTTCAAATTCAAAGAGTAAATAACCCAAGTGTAGGGACTTCTTATGTTTTGGATGAGGGAACTATTTATCAGAATATTCAAGACTCAGTACAATTTAGAATACCTAGATTAACGATCTCTGATGATAACACCGTAAACGTTGGAGTTACTTTCATTACTCATGGTAACAAAGTTGGCGCAGCACAAATAGGTTTACAATTTGATCCCAATATTTTCAGATTTTCAGAAATTAATGTTGGTCCTGAGGCTAGTTCTTGGAACTCATTTATTTCCACAAAACCAGGCGAAATTTTATGGGGAGGACATGAGTCAAAAATGTCACCATCCTTAATAACAAATTCAACTCAAATGTTCAACTTCAAGTTTAATATTTTGAATTCAAATTGGGAACAATCACCAATCAAAATTACCAACAAAGCGGCTGGTAACGATAAAGCCGAAGATCTGAATATTATTCCATCACCTGTTGATGCAACAGTTATTAATGGAAGAAGAGCAAGAGAACTTGTCAATGAATTAGTAAACGGTTTTAGAGTTTATCCAAACCCAGTAAATGATAATTTGAGTATTGACTACTATCAAACAAATTGGGGATATTTATATTACGAAATCTATGATTACACAGGTAAGTTATACTTTACAAACAGGGAATTTGTCACTCAAAATGAAATTGTCACAAGACAAATAGATGTTAGTAATTTAAAACCAGGTTTCTACTTTGTAAGATTAACAACCAATGAAAAACAAAAGATTCATAAAATAATTAAAAAGTAAAATTATGTCAGAAGAAACAGAAAATGATGGCTCTTGGGGTGGTTTAAAGAAAACCATCGTAGGAACACTTGCCACTATCGTAACAGGTGGGGGTGTATGGATTTCCACAACTTTGTTTGGTGGTGGAAGTGATAATGAAGAAACTAAAACCGAACAAGTAACACCAGCTGCGGCTCCAGTTATTAATCTTAACTTGGAGAATAACAACCAGAGTAATGCGTCTTCAGGTGGAGGTGGAACTACTGTAATTAGAGAAAAAGAAACAATTAGAGAAGTTGCTCCAGCAGCTCAACCAGCAACACAACCTGCGGTAGTACCTGCTGAAGAGAAAAAAGAAACATCTGCCGAAAGAATGAAAAGATTGAGAGCTAAACAGTTGGAAAACGAAGAAGAAGAATGAAAAAAATTATTATTATTTCGACTCTAAATTTATTTTTATTGTTAGGTTGTAAATCAACGATTTCGACTCAACAGTATCAAGCCGATTTTGAAAAAACTGATCGTACACTAGAAAGTATTTCTACTTACACTGGTAAAAAACAAACAGTGCAACTTTCCAAATTAAATGTCAATAAAGATCTTTGGGAGAGTTTTCCTGAATTGAGAGAGAAAAGATTGGGTTTAGGTGTTTCGAATAGAATTGTTGAGAACTTACTTTACACCAACAGATTTGAATTTGCAGAAGAAAAAGATGCAATTGTAAACCAAATGTTAGATGCATGGGAAAAGAAAATTGAAGGTTTAGATGACGGTAAAACAAAACTTAAAACAGATGGTATTAGATTACCAAAGTTTATCGCTTATGCCGAAATTTACGACTTCTCCGTATCATACGCTGAAAGCTACGATAAGGGTAAGTCGAAGAAAACCAATACAACCATCATAGGAATTCAAATTAGATTAGTAAAAGTTGACAACTCACAATACATAGTGGCATCAGGTCAAGGTCAATCAACTCAATTTGGTGAGGGTTATTTTAAAAATCCAACAATGGGTTTTGACCAATCAACCGTTGGTATTGCTACTCAGAAAGCTTTAGAGGTCGCTACGATGAACCTTGTAAAGCGTCTAGAGCAAAATGGTTGGTAAAAAAATTTTATTTCTATTCATCTTTTTATTAGGTGGAATTTTGGGAACTCACGCTCAAAATTTCACCTATTTTTATATTAACCCTTGTAACGGAAAGACTGAGTCAGTACAACTTGAAACTCAAAGTTCTAGTGTTACTATGTTTTATGCGGGACAATTTAGGTCTTTCACATACGCAGAGTTAGACGCTGGTGCATACAATCTATGGGTTCAAGGAATCAAGGACGCTTTACCTTTAGGTGCTAATCCATGTGCCTCAGAAGGTGTAGAAACGTCCAACAACGTATCTAATTTTTTAGGTAGTGTTACCGCAAACGCAGTGGTTAATATTACATCTGTGGTCTCTATGGCTAGTTCTATTGGAAGTTCTGTTGGTAATATACCTACACCTCCACCTCCACCGAGAAATAGCGGTAGTGGGTCTAATAATGATAATAACAACAGCTCATCCGAAGGTGGTAGTGAAATAACAACAGCCGATGATAAAAACCAACAAATTGCAAGTGGTGGTGAGAGTGAAAATAATGGTGGAGGTGGTGGTAAAAGTTCTTCTAAAGTATCTAATGGTGCTTTAATTGCTACTGGAGATATTGTTATAATAAGAAATGATTCTAATATTACAAAAAGTGGAAATGATAATTTTAGGTTTAACACGTCACTAACACACATAAACACGGAACAGACCTTTATCAAAGGAATAAACATTAACTATCAGACGGGTCAAAACATTTTAAATTTATCTGGGTATGGATCATTGAAATACAAAAGGTATATGGGAATATTCTCCACTTCATTTATGACAAATTTTAATACTGATTGGTTTTTGACGGCATCTTTGTTAAATGCTCAAAAGTTAAACAAGGTTACTTTGATGGGAGGAACAACTTATACGACTGGACAAATCAATAAGAATGATTTTCGTAATTGGTCTTTAATAGGTGGGGGATTTACCAACTTTAAAGGGGGTAAATCAATAGGGTTGAATTTTTTAGGGTTAGGTGTATATTCTCCATATATTTTCTTTTATGCTGGTCAGTGGTATAAAAGTGGATTTTTGATTATACCTATGGTAAATACAGATTTTAAAGTTACAGATAAATTTAAATGGACTGTTAGTTTTTCAGGTGTATACCAACTGAATCAAAGTTTTCAAAATTGGCAAGTTTTAACCGGAACAAAAATTTTGTTGTGAAAAAATTAATACTATTTTTATTATTACCCATATCAATATTTGGACAGACATTTACACATTCAGGTTCAATTAGAACTGAAAATGATATTCCTGTTCCAAATATAACATCTAAATTGTATAAACGAGGGACAATAAACACATTATCAAATAATCTTAATGTTAAGATATTTTCAACACATAATGGAAATGGTAGTACGTCCCAATATGGTCAATATCCAACCAATACACTAGAATTTGATAGATTGTTTAATACTTCGTTTTCAAATACACAACTTAGATGGTCAGGAACATTATCAACAACTACATGTTTAAATTTTACAACATATACAACAATTAGAAATGCTGGAGCGACAGTTCCAAATAATGGAGAATACTATTCAGTTGAAGTTACAGGAACTTTTATACCTGTTGTAACTGGGACCTATTCTTTTGGAATAAATTCTGATGATGGTAGTGATTTATTTATTGGTGGAACATTTGTGGTTAGTTATTATGGTGGACACGGAATGAGTGGACCAATTTATGGAAATATAAATTTAGTCGCAGGGACTCAATATACGTTCAGAGCAAGAATGCAAGAATATGGTGGTGGTGATGGGTTAACTGTAGTTTGGAGAAGGCCAGGACAATCTACACATTCTCTACAAACATCGGAATTAGGTATTTTAGCATCTACTTTTACTCCTTGGACTCAACAAACTACATCTACAACAAATACTTCGGGACAATATTCATTTTCACAATCAGTATCAAATGGGGATGAATGGTATATTGAAGTTGTTATACCAATCACAACGTCAAACTTATCCTCTGCTGATTTTGTAGGAATTGACGATATTGTTTTACAAAGAACACCAATCAAATCATATCATTATCACAAATATGAGGTTAGTGGTGATAATCTTATTACAATAAATGATATTTATACTATATCAAAAAGAATAAACGGATTAAATTATACAAAAAGAACTTTGTTGTTTACAGAATCACAATGGGATAGTTTGAATACAGGATCTGCAGATTTAAGAACATCTATTCCTGGAGTACAAAATACTTACACATTTACACCAAGTTCAGGTGGTATTACTAATCTTTATATTCTTTCTCCTGGTTTTACCAATCAATCAAATTTAAATTATTAATTATGGATACATTAGTGTGTTATTTTATATCAAGTGTAATAACTTTTGCACATATGAACGGAGTTCCTGATACAAAATTAACTTATGGAGCAAAACAAATTGTAACAGAACTTGTAAATGAAAATTATAGTCTATGTGAAAACGGGAGACCTGTCACTGTAGAAATTTTGTCTATAGAAGCTCCGACAAAGGGGATAAGAGTAGGACCATTTGAGTTTAAACAGAAAAAAACAATTGTTAAAACCAAAATCACGATGGATGGTAAAGAATATATTGGGGAGGGAACTAACAAAACCTCAGTTTCTTCTACTATATTACAACTTCAAGATGATAAATTACCGTTCGAACGAACTGAATTTAGCTCGGCATTAAGACAGGCACTATCGAAATCTTTTGAGAAAGATTGATCAAGTATCAAGTATATTTTAATTGTTCGCTAATGTCATCAAGCTCTACACGATCTAATTCACTATCTATAGTTTCGAAATCAGGTGAAAACTCATACCAATCACTCCAATCCTCCGCTATTTCATTGAGATTTTCTTTTAATTGTTTTTCTGTGAATACTCCCTCAATATCTACTTCATAGTCACCTCTTCTTTTTTTACTTTCTCTAAATGAAAAAACCATCCTAAAAAATTTTTTTTCTGGTATATCCATATTGTCAACTCTTAATAAATCTCTTTTCAAACTACTAAAATTTTTTATAACTAGATTCATAGAAAAGAAAAAGAAAGATTCTGAGTCTCTAAATTTGGGAACATTAGGGTTGTTTATAAAATCGACCCAAAAATCTGTATAAATAGTATTATTAAGATTAACTTCAGATTCACTAATTTCAACATTCGAATAATTTTTATAAAATTCTTCGTAAAGAAATTTTAAATAATTAAAACAATCTTCTTTGTTTTTAAAAAACTCATTCATATATTGGAAAAGATTTAATTTTTCTAAGTCTTCGTTGATCAGTGTCAGATTCATCCTGTTCAGTATCCGTATATTCATAATCCCAATCAAACGGGTATGACCAATCTGGGATTAACTCATCATAATTAATTTCTAACTGTTCCTTAGTCATATATCCCTCATAATCTATGTCATATGTACCAAATTCACTTTCCCATATAGTAACAACCACCTCTAATTCAAACGTTTGTATTTCGGGCACCTCAAAATTGTCCAATGTAATGGTACCATTATCAAGATTTTCAATATTTTCAGCAATACAATTCATAATAAAAAAAAATTGTCTTACATCATCTTTATTCATTCCAATAGAATTTGCTAATGAAGCCCAAAATTTCCAATAAGATCCTACATAACTATTTATAAGGTCTTCATCAAAGTTGTTTAATGTTATTTCTAATTTTTTAGAAAACATTTTGTAATAAGCTTTTATAAATCTAAATAGATTTTCTTTTGTTGGGAAACGTCCTAAAATTTCAATCCGACTAACCATAATACCGATGAATCATTAGATTAATTTAACAATGAATAATATTCTTTGAAATGTTTAATTCTATCACTTAATCCAATAACACCCCCATTTACTCTTTTTGTTACCGCAGTAACGGTAGCGTCGTCAGCCCCTTTATCACAAATAGCCCATAATTTGTTAGAATCAAAGAAAAATGCCGCAGAAGCCAAAGGATATTTGTTAGCAACTAAATCAGGATTAGCAACGGTATCTTCACCAATAAATTTTGCAAAATTTGTATAGTTTTGTTTTCCTGTTAATTGAATGTATCCTCTACCTCTGAATTTATAACCTTCTTTTGTTGTTTCGTCTCCATTACCCATTCTTCCACCATACACTTTCGATGCTATTTTTTCGGGATTTCTAGCGTAGGATTCTGCTAAGTTACCTGGAAAATATTTTGGAAAAATCTTTTTTAGACCGTCGGCTGAATAGTTTAAATTTTCTTGAATGTGTTTAAATCCACCTGATTCATGGCCACATTGTGCTAAAAAATGTGCAAGACGTAAAGGTGTTGTTATATTAAATTTTTGAGCCGTATCTGGAATTTGTGCAATTACAGAGTCTGGTATATGACCTTTTAATTTTTCTAATTTGAAATTGGAAGTTTTGGTAATTACAACATCTTCTTTAACAATTTCAGGTTTGGTTGATGTTGTTGGGAACATTTTACTCCAAGTACCATCACCGACAATACCATCAGGGGTCAGCCCGTTTGTTGATTGCCATTCTTTTACTTTTTTCTCTGTACCTGCTCCAAAAATTCCATCAGGAGTTAAACCTAATTTAGTTTGAAGTTTTTTAACATCTTCACCTTTTGAATTTAATTTTAGTATCATAATTTTAATTTTATTTATAAATATTTATATTTATAAAAAAAAATTATGAAAGAAGTAATTAAAAAGATTTTACGTGAAGATCTAGTACAACGACCTATGTTACTCAAGGAAAGTTGTAATATTTCAGAAAGTTTAAAACATCACATAGACAATCGTCTAACTTTGTCAGAAAACGTTTTTAGACCATACTCTGACAACTATTTTCATTTGATAAATGAAGTAAGAGAACTCTATAGTATGGATATGATAGAGTTGAATGAAGAAGATGAATGGTTAGTGAACACCGACATCGGAAAAACAGCGTACTACAATGGAGATGAAGTTTGGTTGGATATACCATTCCGAGATGGAAACTTTTTGTCTGAAGCTGAATATAGAGGTCGAAAAGTTAATTTAAATTCCCCATTCAGAACTCCAGGTGGTCCAAAAAAATTTTCAGTTTATGTAAAGAATAAAACCGGAAATGTGATAAAAGTATCTTTTGGCGACCCGAACTTAAGAGTCAGAAGTAATAATCCTAAAGCTGCTAAATCTTTTAGAGCTAGACATAAATGTCATACCAAAAAAGACAAAACTACTGCTGGGTATTGGTCTTGTAATATCTCTAGGTACAGAAAAAAATTAGGTATAAAATCATCAAGTCCTTGGTAATGTCTAAACGCCCTTTCAAACAGACAAAAGAAGATAATATAATTATTCGTAAATTTTCTAACAAGGTTAAAGGTCACGAACTAAAGTGGCATTACGATCTGAAACATCGTATTGTTATTTGTGAACATGAAACAAACTGGTTATTTCAAATGGATAATGAATTACCCAAGAAAATTGAAAAAAATTCAATTATTGAAATACCACCTTATGTCTATCACAGAGTAATTAAGGGTGACGGAGATTTAATCGTTTCAATCAAAGAAAGTTGAATCTTATCCACCATGGAGCATTGGTAGATCGTTTTCTTCAGCCGTGTTGATACGTACTCGCTCTTGAACGTAATTAGCTATAGGTTGTGCTTCCATGTAGATTTCTCCTCGTATTTCATAGTCGTTTATAAGTTCCATCAAATTTGGATCATTTGAAATTATTTCTAATACTTCTTTTGAACACAATTCATAATTTGATGATCTATCCATTTCCCTTATAATTTTAAGAATTTCACTTGGTAAGTCAGACATTATTGAGTCAATTTGAAAATCTAAAACATTCCAAAAAGTAGGGGAGGTGGCGTCTTTTTCCCAATGTACTGCTACTTTAAGTCCTGTATTTTTATTAATACAATACACGAGTAGACCATGATAAGCATATCTGTAAAAATGTCTTGAAGATTCTCTTGATGTTGTACACCATTTAGTTTCAGCTCCGTACACCTTTGAAGCTTCGTAAGTTAAAGGTCTAACAAGTAACCATTCATCATTATCAAAAACTTTAATAACCTCTTTTTTGGAATAATTTTGAAGATATTTGGCGTGAGCTTTCTTATAGATTTCACTCAATTCTGCAATACTTTTAATGTTGTTTACATCAACACCTGTAATGTAATTTTTTTGATATAAATCTATAAACTCTTTAATTACATTACCCGACACGTCTTCGAAAAGATTGTTAAATACTTCATTAAAAAAATGAAATGATTGTATGGTTATATTGTTTGTGATTTTTCTATTTGTTTCTCTTTCGATACGTTCGACAAACTCAGGATCTTTCTTTGATTTTTTTTCCTCTAGTTGAGCCTGGATTAATTTTAACAACATAGGTAAAAACTTGTTGGTTTCAGATTTGTCCAAGTAAGTAAGATAATCAATAAAAGAAAAATCTAATTCTGCAAAATCTTTTTTGATTTGTGATAATTTAGCCATTTGTTTGGTTTTTAATAAGGTTATTAATTTTAAGTTTTACTCTTTCACTCAGTGGAATTGCGTTTCCGTCTTCATCAATTCTCACGAATTTTATATTTGTTTTTACAATTGTTTTTTGATCCCCTGTGTATACATTGTGGGCTCGTGCCTCAACATAAAACGTGGCGGAAGTATTACCGACAGAATGTGGTTTAGCATAAATTTTTACAAGTTGACCTTCTCGTGCTGGTTTTTCGAATAAACAAGAATCGATGGATAGTGTTACCATTCGAGGAGTATCACATAATTGCATCGCATAAGAAACCGCGGAAGCGTCAATCCAAGCCAATGCTTTTCCACCAAAAAGATTCCCATGAAATCCCAAATCAGATTTTTTAACAGGATGTGTCGATATAAGTTCCATACAAAAAAAATAAAAAGAAATATATCGAAGTCAAATTACGGACTTGAAAAAAACAACTAAAAAACGTTTTTTTGGATAGTAACTTATTTTTTTTCTTTGGTTACTTTTTGTAATAGTTTCTTAATCGTATATTGATTAATTGCAACTACACTGAGTGCTACCACTCTTTTTGCTAATTCTGTGAAATCTTCACTAGTCAAGTTATTATCACCGATTTTCAGAAGATAATCTAACATTGGTAATAGGAAGGTAAAAAAAATTATTTCATTTGCCATTTTGACTGACTTGACTGAATTAGTCACAAAAAGTCTTAACAAATCAATTAATTTATCAATTTTACGTTTTGCAAAATTGAACTCTTTTATCAAATTTCTTTCTCTGATCAATCTAGTAATTTGTCTTATCTCCGAAGCATTTTGATTATACAAAATTGAACAAATCCCAATTATAAGTAATGTTCTTTCAGGTCCCGTGAGAGATGGGAACTCCAAGTTCAAAGTCGCATTCAATGGTCTAGCCAATGCTCCGATCATTGCCGAATATGTTAATAAAAACTTTGTATTTTCGACACCTAATGTTTTAGCGGTATTGTAAATGGCCTTAGTTGTTTTCTCAAATTTAGAAAAAATAGAATTTATATCTTCTATTACATTTTCTTGTAAAACCATAGTGTTTGTCATTATTCTAAATACAACGATATTTAAAAAAAAAGTCACACGGTAACCCCCAAATTTAAATAACAATCGCCGACCAAGACTATGAAATTAATTTGACCCGTGTGACATTTGAAATATAAAATATTTTTTTTAAGAATCAAATATTTATTTTGAACTACCCAACCACTAAAGATGGTTGGGATTCTGAAACCAAGTTCAGAATTTTGGACGCTTCAGCGATTGTGCCAACGGGTGTTGGTCTTATTTCATCTCCACGTCTGTAATCGTCAGTTCCTGACGATATTTGTTTATATCCTTCATTAAGGATGTTTACGCTCGCATTTAAATCTCTATCTAACTTGGTATGACAAGATGGACAGGTCCACTCTCTAACACTTAAATCAAGATTTTGATTTACGTATCCACAACAATTACAAGTTTTACTAGAAGGAAAGAATCTATCAATTTTAACTATCTGTTTATCATTCCATCCTGCTTTGTAAGAAAGAAGTTCTATGAACTTAGACCAGCTTGCATCAGAAATGTGTTTTGACAATTTATGATTTTTAATCATACCTTTAATGTTCAGATCTTCTAATATGATTGTATCATATTTTCGGATCAACTCTGTGGATACTTTGTGCAAATTATCTAAACGAGAATTGGTTATCTTCTTGTGTAGCTTTGCAACTTTTAATCTTTGGTTCTCATATCTATGAGAACCGAAGGTTTTTCTACTTAAATGTTGTTGATTTTTTTTAAGTAAGGTTTGATACTTTTTTGTATAACGATTATTTTTGTACTTAAAACCTTCGGAAGTAATTACAAAATCTTTAAGTCCTAGGTCAATACCGATTGATTTTCCTGTTTTGGGTAAAGTGGTATGTGTAGTTTCTACAAGAATGGAAACAAAATATTCATTTGTTGGTGCTCTAGATATGGTACATTGTTTAATAATTCCTGTAAAACTTCTACTTAAAATTAAATCAATTGGTTCTTTAAATTTGGGTATTCGTAATTTACCTTTTTCCAATTTTACAAATTGTGGAACTTTAAAACTATTTTTCGTATGTTTTGATTTAAATTTTGGAAAACCTGTTCTTTTTTTAAAAAAACCATTATATGCGGCTTCTAAATTTTTTAAAGTATCTTGTAACGACTGTGAGTTGACTTCGTTCAACCATGAGTATTCTTCTTGATTTTTTAATTCTGTTAATGTTTTTGCATTATCATAATAATTTAAACTTTGTTTGTTTGTTTCATATTCCTTTTTTCTTTCGTTTAGAAAATAGTTATAAACATACCTCATAGATCCAAAATGTTTATTCAATAAAACAATTTGTTCTTTAGATGGTTTGAGTTTATATTTATATGATTTTAACATTTAACTTGTATTTATTTTTAATGATAAATATCTACAAAAAGTAGAAAAATTTGTTTTTTAAAAAAATATTTATAATTCAGATATTTACTATAACCACCTTCCATCCCATCGGCTAAAGACCGATGGGTTTTTCGGTGGATTTAATATAAAAAAAATTATGAACGCATTTTTCGTAGGAATCACTCAACAAGAGAAAAATAACATCTTGGACCAACATAAAAAAATTTATGATGGTTATAGAATTATACATCAAACCGATAATAAACCTCAACCCTTGTATGTACAAGATTTTGCCAACGACAAAGAAGGGCTTGTGGTTAACAATAGTGGTGAAGTGAAAAAATATACAAATGTGGGGATCAATGAATCGGAGGAAATGTATTCTGATTTATTTTTGGATGAGGTTGAAGAATCGGAATGTATGGAATGTGGAATGAAGGAAACTTACGAAGAGACTGAGTTTGAGGATGCGTATGCGTTCAGAGACAATGAAAGAGATGAGGAGGTGGATACTGATTTTGAAACCATCGATTTGATAGGAATGGACCAAGATTACGAACCAATGGATGATGATGAATTAACTCCTAGAGAAGGTGATGAAACGTTAAGTCCTCAGGAAGATGAAGAGGACAATAATTGGATGTTTGTTGAGGATGAATTTACTGAAAACGAAGATTTGGATGAATCATTCCACAATCAGAGGAACAGAATCTTGGAAATGTTTCAGAGAACATCCAAGTTTTGAAAATTGTCAGTGAGTTTACGGTACACAAAATACCCTTCAATATCTCTTAGTATTTGTTGAATGTAGTCGTATTTCCTATTACCCTTAGACACCTTTTTGTTCGATATCAAATGATTTATTGAGGTTCCTTTGATTTTTTTGATGGTTACCACAACCCCATTGGATAGGAATATTTTTTTGTCGGTCCTTTTGATACAAGTCACATTGTCGTAAGAATTACCAACTTCTATGTTCAAAAGAAACATATGTGCGTCGTGCCATAAATTATTCATGGGTCAAATATACACAAATAATTTGATATTTTATTTTTTTTTATGTAAAAATTGGTTTTTTTCGGAAAATCGAAATATTTGTAAGGAAAAAAAACTATGGAAATAAGAGAAATTTTTGAAACAAATTTATCATCGAATAATTTGGAAGTCAAATTCAGGATGAATGAGGACTCTGATGAGGTAATTCGAACACATACATTCGATATTGACGAAATCGTCGAATATGGGTATGAAATTTTTAAAAGTCCTGATGATTTGGATGAACTAGACGAAGATAGTTCAGAAGAAGAATATGAATTAAATGATTGGGATATTGATATTGACGAGTCGGAATTGACCTCATTTATGAATGAATATTTTTCAATCAATGAAAATATTCCTGATGCAGAAATATATTAATTTGATATTTATCAATTATGAGTGGTGTAGATATAGATTATTATATTAGAATGTTACAATCGTTGATTAGTGACAAGGTTGAGGTTGGAGAACAGGAAATGGAAACATCTTCAGCTAGTCCTCCTGCCGCATACCCCACGGTCACCAAATGGGAAACAGGGATCAAAAGAGGTTCCGCAAATCAAATAGGAAACACAAAATGGAAAGATTCATACCCTATAGTGAGGGGTAAAGCAAATACTTTGTTATAATCGTATATTTATTGAAAAATAATGAAACAATTAATTTCAGAAAAAGAAAGAATGAGAATTACAAATCTGTATGAGATTGTAACACCGATGGATTATGTTATTTCTGACTGGTTATCACCAGATGAGAAATACGTAATTTTTTTAGATGAATTATATGATGTAATACAACAAAAGAAAATTGGAAATATTTGGGAAAATTTTGATAATTTTAAAATGTTTATTCAACATTCATTTGAAGTTTCAACTACAATACCACAACAAATAAAAGAAGAACTTTCAAATTTGATTAATTCTTTCGTCATTATAGAATCAACCCGAAATTTGTCCAAGCTTAAACCTATTTTTAAACAAATTTTAGAACAAGAAAACAAATATGGACTTCTAGGGGATTTTGGTAATTGGGCAAAAGATACTGCAACAAATGCTATTTCATCAACTACAGATTTTTTTAAAACAGGGTATGAAGGTCTTAAAAAAATGGGAATAGCAATATCTCAGGGTGAGTGGTCACAAGTAGTTGATTTATTAAAAAAGGGGTCATTATATGTGGCAAGACGTATAAGGGCGGCACTCTATAATCCAGTTGGATTAATTCTTGATGCTATTTTAGTTGCTTCTGGAGTTGGAGTCGGTCTAAAAATGTTACCTTGGGCGATAGTGGTTGGTCTAGATCTATATGAATTTGGGACTGGGAATTATGAAGAACCCGATTTGAGTATGGGGTGGAGATTGTTATTCTTTGCGGTTGATTGTATGGGACTGGTTCTCCCCGCCTTAGCAGCAAAAGGGCCAAGAGTAATGATTAGAAATTTAATAAATAAATTTGGAAAAACTGATAAAGGATTACTAACGGCCATAAGACAATCGAAACCTTTACAATCTTTTTTTAAAGTTGTACTTGATAATATTAACAAAGTGTCAGGTCTTATGCAAAAATCGACTACATATCTGAAACAAAAATCACCAAAAATTTATAATTTTTTATCGGGCAGTTTGGGATTGTTAGATAGGTTTTTATTGAAACTTATTACTTTGATTAAATCCCTTTTAAAAGGGGTTGGTTTTGTACTTTCCGCTCCTGGAAAAATTACCACAAAACTTGGTGGTGGAGGTAAAATAGGTGCGACAGCAAATACGTTTGTTCCTTTAGCTGGGTTGGGTACTTACCAACAAAATCAACAAAGGAATTATGAAGAAGATTTAGTTGACAAATTACAAAATAAATCAGTAGAATCAGAATATGATCCTAATCAAATTTAATATAAAAAAATGGAAAATCAAAACGCAAATTTAATCAGAACGTATATCAATTTATTTGAATCATTAAATAAAACAATATCACTAAATGGTAAAAATTTTATTAATGAAACAAAGGCGATCACTAATTTAGCACGGGGGAAGAATATTGTGGGCCCAGAACTAGAGGGATTTTTGAAAACAATGAAACAAAACACGGGCACAAATAAACTATTAACAGATTTAAAAATAACAAACGTAGATGACTTATTATTGGCAGTAAACCGTGGGAGTAAACAAGATAAGCGATTGTTAGGCACTTTAGAATTAACAATTCTTAAATCTAACACTTCTAACACAAAATTAATTGATGCCGCCACATCTAGTTTAGTCAAAGACGGTAAATTTATAGAAAAATATACAAAATTTAAAAATCAAGGTCAACCACAACTAGAAGCCGCATTGAAACAAGCTGGTTATTCTGACCGTGCAATTACTAGTATTGTAAATAAATTCCAAACAAGTACAAAAGGAAGTCCAAGAGCATTCAATACAACACCTCGTAATAAAAATAAAAAGGTTGCAATCGAAAAAACAAAATCTATTGTAAATAACCCAAACAATGCAAAGGTAATCGATGAAATTAAACTTGCGGTAGGTGAGGGTAAAGATTTAGGTAATGGTGTAAAAAAATGGACAATAGGTGATAAAGTTTTTGCTACTGTTATGGCTCTTGGTGGTATAGGTATTTTGTACGCTATTTTGTCTAGAAATGGAGATGGTAGTGATGTTGAATTAGAAAAACAAGACGGGACTCAATTGAATCCACCAGGCTCACCAAAAGCCACTCCATTAACCGATAACGAAGGTCCCAAAATAACGGAATTTACATGTAAAGTTCCTGGTGATAAAAATTATGCTTATACATTTAAGGACAATAATTGGTTTGCATTGAATCTTAAGAATAAACAAAGATTTAATTTGACATATTTACTTACTAGTGGATTTCCAGGATACAAAAAAACAATAGATGTTTTGGTAAAAACTTGTCCTACACAACAACCTACCTCTGACTCTGAAGTTAAAATTCCATTCAGGAACGTAAAAGATGTATTCCCAACCCCGCAATTAACAAATAATGACCTTAGTCAATTCAATGTAAATCAATAAGAATATGAATACTATAACAAAAAGTTTAAGAAAAAATATTAACGAAATCAAAGAAACTAAAAAAAATTTGATTATCGAACACTCTATCGTTCAGTCACGTTTAAAATTTGTACTTGAACAGAATTATAAAAGTGATCGTGAAAAGTCTATGTTTCTATTATCCGAAATGATTATCTTAGAAGAACAAGGATATGACTTAAGACAATTGAATGAACAATTTGATATATTTGGATTTTTGGGTAGTTTATTTGGTGGATCTGTAAGATCACTTCCAGAAGTTATAGGCGAGTATTTAGTTGATAAAGTTGCAAAATTATTAGGTATTAATAAACAAGATTATTTTTACAATGTTCTTAAAAGCGTCATTACAACTACAAAAATAACGGATTATCCTAAACTTTTTACAAATTGTAGATTTTTAACTAATCAGATTGCTGATGGATTTATTGAAGCTGTTCTTACACAACAACAAGCTAAACGCGGTCTAGACACGGGCGCTGGAGGATTTTTTCTAAATGCTTTAAGAAATTCTTTTATGAAAATAATAGCAGATCAAAGAGGTTCAGTAATCCAAAATTTGGAAGATGTATTGTCAGATATAATTTGTGGTGCAGTATCTAAGTGGAAAGAAAATATTGTAAATTTAGGTAAGAGCATGGTAGGTAAAGTTGGCACCGCTTAAAAAAAATCTTTTTTAAACGTTTCCCATACATTTTCCAAACTTCTACCCGCTATTTCAGTGAAGAACTGCGGTTCATAAGGTTGTGAATTAAGTTTCATCTTAGATTGCTCCAAACTTTTATCACCTTTTTTAACATTACAACTGAAACATGATGTAACCATATTGGTCCAAGTATTAAGACCACCCTTTGATCTTGGTATGACATGGTCTATGGTTAGACTTTTTTTAGAACCACAATAGACACATTGGTGATTATCTCTAGCATAAATTCTGTGACGACTAATTTTGATTGGTTTTGTTCTAAATTTAACATAATTTAACAGTCTAATTATGAGAGGTCGTACAAACTCACCCGAGGTGGTTAATATTTTTTCTATATTTTCTTTTAATACTTCAGCTTTCCCTTTCAAGACGAGTTTAACACTCTTCTGAAGAGAAGTTACATTTAATGGTGTAAAATCTGAATTCAACACTAAAACTTGATTCATCGTTTGACTTTTTACTGAAAAGTATTAATTTTTAATCAAAAATCAAATCATGTCGTACTGTATTATTAAAATGGTAGAAATAAAAAATACCGATACAAATAAGAAAATTTTACCTGTTATTCTCTTAGATAGTCAAGATGAAGTTTTGGAGTTTGAAAATTTAGATGAGGCTGAAAAATTTAGAGATTTATTACAATTAAATTCCGATTCAGGTCACAAATATTTAATTAAGAAAATCTAACATGGCTCACCCAATTTTACATTCTAAATCTTCCGCAAAAAAATTCGGTGGTAAATGGGAGGATTATATTCATTTACACAATTGGTTGGATGAAACTAAATCCTGGGTCGGTCATTCAGTGCATAGGATGTTTAGACATCATAGTGAAGGGATTTTCGAAATGGAAAAAATTTTTGGAAGTTCATTTGTAAATAGTGATGAAAAAGTTGTGTATGTGAGATATGTTGGTGAACAACACGTTTTAGAAGATTGTTACAATTACATTCCAACAGCAAAAGAATGGATTGAAGCTATCAAAGCGGAAAAAAAACCAATGTGGTTTATTCGAACTGCCAAACTAGAATTGGAAGATTAGATATTTATCAATATGGCAGATACAAAAAAAGGATTAACAAAACTTATTCAATGGTGGGGAACCAAATGTAATAAAGTAACAATTGAAGTTAACGAAGATTATGCTTTAGAATATACAGACACATGTGAATGTATCAACAAAAATGGAGAAAATACTACATTACGTCATCCGTTTCAAATACAAGAGGTAATAGATTTTCTCTGCGATGATATTCGTGATTTGCGTTCGACATTAGATGATTCTATCGATGTGAATGACCCATATATCAACAGATATAACTTAAATTTTGATTTTGATTCGAATAAATTTATTGTAAATGTACAATATTCATTTAATAGTGAAGGCGAAGAAAAGATAGATGTACGATCTGTAGAAGAAAATGAGAGTTTAATTGAAATATTTAATGATCTTGAAAGAAATGGAGCACGTGGTATATGTCAAGTTGATTTTAATGGAAGTGGTGACTCTGGATATATTGAAGACAGTTTACTTGACTCTAATGGGCGTAGATTACAAGTACCTACAGAATTGGAAAATGAATTATATGACTTTCTAGAAAATGAACATGGAGGGTGGGAAATTAATGAAGGGAGCTTTGGACAGTTTATGATTAATTTACCAAAAAAAGAAATCGAACTGTATTACACTGAAAATTTCGAAGAAAATGAGGAGACGGTTATTTATGAATCATCAATAGATGAATTAATCGACGAAATTAACTCAAAGGATGATGTTGATTGATCTGTATGTTTACAAAATCAAACTTATTATTTAAATATTTACTAACATGTCAGATCCAAAAAAAGCATTAATAAAACTCATTCAATGGTGGGGGACCAAATGCATTGAAGTACAAATAAATGTGGGTGAGGAGGGTCGTTTGGATTTTTCCAATAAAGATAAATGTGAATGTATTAACAAAAATGGAGAAGATACCAAATTACGTCATCCGTTTCAAATAGACAGTGTAATAAAAATTTTATGTAAAGACATTCTTGATTTAGATCAAATAATGTATGACTCAATTGATGTTGAGGATCCAAATATATCAGAATATGAAGTATCTTTTAATTTTAAATCTAATAAATTTATAGTCGTAGGGAATTATAATTATTTCTATCTTAACGATTCGGTCTATAAAACAAAAGATTTTAGTAAATCTTCAGATACTCTTGAAATTTTTGAAGATTACACAGAAGCAGGACATACAGGAAAATGGATAGTAACATTCGATGGTTGGGGTGATACTGGTGAAATTCATGATATAATGACACAGCAAGATAAATCTATAGGTGTGTCCGCAAGTCTACAGGATTTACTTTACGGAATGTTAAATAATGCAGCGTGGGGATGGGATCAAAACGAAGGAAGTACTGGTCATTTTTCGATAGATTTGGACTCAGCAAAAATTGCCTTAGAATTTCGAGAAAGACAAGAAATTTTTGAAGATGAAGTAATTTACGAAACAACTATAGATGAACTAATTAACGAAATTAGTGTCTATGATGACGGTGTCAACTAACTTTAAACGATTGTAATGGTCTTTCATCATCAAAATCAAACATTCTTTTTCTTTTTGTTTGATTATTTTTTCTTTGATTTTGACTTGGTTTTGAATTTTAATTAAAGAGTCCGATTTGTTTTCATTATCCTCAGTTATTAACTTAATTTTTTCCACTTTAATTTCGATTTTGTCTAATACCTCGTTGATACTGTCCAAATTTACTGTAGTAACATTTGTATCAATTACAATTGTAGAATCAATTTCTTCTAATTTAAATTCATAATTAGTTTTACCAAATTCTGTACAAGAGTAAGAAAATAATATTATAAATAAAAATATTTTTTTCATTGCAAATCTTTGTCAATAACTGATAATATTCCTTGTGTTCTAGCTAAAGTGGAATCAGTCTTTCTTAATCGTTCTCTTAGTTGTTCTACATCCGTACTTAATTTTTCTACATTTGTTGAGCATTCTGTAATCCTCGATTGATAATTCATTTTGTTATCGATCCATAGATATCCTACGACCAAAATCAAAATAAATTGGATGTATTTTAGGGGATCTTTAAGATAATCTTCAAAAGATAGTGGAATTTTCATATACTTACGATAAATATCTAAAAATTAATTTTGTGCCATATCTAAATCATAATATACCTACAATCACATGTTTTATACGAAATGAGTTTTTATTCAATCATGAAAAAGGACATGGTGAATTTACTCTAGCTGATGTTCATTCTGTTGCATCAATTGAAAAAAGAGTCCCTTTATTTGAATCTTTTTTAGAGAATGGTGTAAATTGGACTAGAAGACCAATTCATGCATTTTGTTGGAAACAAGATGCCGAAAAACTCCCTTTAAGTGAACACATATATTGGGATTGTTTTAGTTCATACATAGACGTACAAGTAAGAGCCCGTTTGAGTGGTAAAAGTGCTGATTTAATTTCTATATCAGGTGTAAAAAGACAAGGTGTTTATCTATTTACATTGGATTGGTCATTTGAAAATAGATCTTTATTGGACACCAACTTTTCCGAAACCCCAGAACACAAATGTGGCCATGTTTTTAAAATGGATAATGGAAATTATTTCATATATCCAAACAATAGAATTATATGGATAGATAATGCTTGGACATTTAATAGGATAGACAAAAATCCAGGGTATAAAATCGATATGAATATTTATTCAATAGAAAATAAAACAAATTTCGAAACAGATTATCAATATTTTACAGAATTTTCTAAGAAATCAGATATTTAAATGAAACGAATATTCGGGAATGAATTGGATAAATATTATTACCACATTAATCACATCAACTACATCGATTATTGTGGCACTTATTGCCGCTGGTTTTTTCAAAACCTTATTTGAAAGAAATAGAGAAAAGAAAACACAAGGAAAACTTTTAAAACAAATTCAACAAGACGAAGTTGTTCATTTCACACTTAAAGAATTGAGAAGGAAATACAACGCTGATAGAATTTATATTATGCAGTTTCACAATGGAGGAATGTTTTATACACAAGCTCCGATGCAAAAAGTGTCAATAACCTTCGAAAGGTGTTCAGATGGTTTAGAAAGAATGTTCGAAAGATTCCAGAATGTATTTGTCTCCCATCATACTTGGTACATATCTGAAACTATAAATATGTCTATGTTTTCTAGTAATATAGAAGAGGATATTAGAGATTTACCGACTAGAAGTTTATTTAAGAACTTCGGAAATTATGCACTCTGCTCAGTACCTATTTATGATCTCAATAACAATCTTATAGCATTATTCTCATTATCTTGGGTTTTTTCAGAGATACCAAGTGAAATATTAAACAATGATAAATTCGATGATTTGTTCAAGAAAACTTTATTGGACGAAGCAAATTCACTAAAAACATATTTATTGACATGATTTTGTTTCCTTTAGAAAATGAACAACCAATAAGGCGTCATCATGGAGGTGAGGTACATGAGGTTGATTTTGAAACACCAGTAGGTAGTAAAATTATAGCTTCTCTAGATGGTACTGTTGTACAAGTAAAATCAAATAATGGAGAATGTGGTAATACCTTAGTGACTAAACATATCATAGGCACAGATACTTACACTTTAGGTTATTGTCATTTATCTAAATTTAACGTTAATCAAGGTCAACAAATAAAACAAGGAGATATTTTGGGTCTTACTGGTGGAGAACGTGGTGCTTTTGGAGCTGGAAATAGTGAAGGGCCTCATCTTCATTTCACTGTTAAAAAAAATGGAAGTCCATACCCTGTAAAAAACTTTTTGTCGACCGCAACAGTAGGATCTCCTAACACCGATACAAATAAACCGAAAGATAAGGAACCAAAACCACCAAAAAAAGGTGAAATTACTGCTGACCCAATTGCCGCAATGTATAAAAACTATTTCAAAGCTACGACTTTTCCAGCGATAGCCGCGTCATTACCAGGTTTTGTTAATTCATCGATTGAAAAAAAAGAAAATCGAATTGTCGAAGAAATAAAAAGAATCAAAAAATTAATGTAAAAAAAAAGTCCGAGGTGTCTCGGACTTAGTTGATTTTTCAAGTTAATTTTTATTCAGTAACTTGAGTGGAATCATTTACGACTGCAGTTGTATCGACAACTTCAGTAGTTTCTTCAACAGCTGTTTCTTCAACAGTTGTTTCTTCGGTTGCTTCTTGACAAGAGACAAGAGCGGTGGCAATCAATGCCAAGAAAAGTAAGTTTTTCATATTTAATTTTGTTTATGATGTAAATATACACACAAAAATAAATTAATCAATAATGTGTCTAAAAAAAAATATTTTTTAATTATTAGTGTATATTATTTTGGGCACTATTAATAATTTTAAAAATTTTGAAAAATTCCAAAATTACAGATATTTAAGGATATGAACGATTTGAAAAGAATATTAAGAGAAAATTTAAAAAGACATATCAGAGAAACCTCGAGTAAAAAAAAACCTGATGTGGATGTCCCTGAACATTGTTTTGGTGGTCCAAAAACTTATACTGGTGGTTTAGTCACACTTATTCAATTATTAATGAAAGATAATACTAGAGAGGCTAAATTAGCAGTTGAAGATTTCAAACAATTTTTAAAAGGAAGTTCTAAAATTGATGGTAAGCAGGTTGTTGAAATTTTAAAAAAGCATGGTCAACACGGATACATAGGATTTGCTGGATGTTTTTAAAACCCCATCAATTTTGATGGGTCTCAAGTGTGGAGCTAGGTGGATTCGAACCACCGTCCTGTGAATTACTTCACGAAAGGTCTACATGATTATTTAGTTATTCTTAACTAACAAATAGACGGTTCATTTAAATGAATGTCTCCGACAACTACATCAAGTTTTATTACGGAAAAACTTAATAAATCCTCCATTCCTGTTATGGTAGAAACCACACCTTTAGGACTTCTGTTGCAAGGTGTACAGTCCGTAACCCCTGGTGATTGCATCAATTAAGCTACAACCGCGACTTCGGTCTTCAAGAGTCCGATAGCCTCCATGTTTGCGAAAACATCGCCATTTGATTTTTTGAATCAGTTTTTACGAGGTTAATTCAGCCCCGTCATGCCCTTTCAGATCCGTAGAAACCAGTCGATTCCTGTTAGCCCCGAAGTAAAATAAATATACTGCTATAATTTGAAATGTCAAATTTTTGATTTATATTTGTATGTAATATGGAATACCGAAATTACGAATTATTAAAATCAATTTTATCAGTACCAACAAAAACTTATCAAGAAGACTTGATGATAGAGTTTTTGGATAAATTTCTTACTGAACAAAACATACCCCATTATATCGATGATTATGGAAATGTGTACGCCACTAAAACTTCTGAAAGATTTTCAGACCAAGTATTTCCTTGTGTAATTGCACACACTGATACTGTTCACACGTTAGTTGACAAAATTATTGTCAAAGAATTCATAGGCAAGGACAGACAACAAAGGTCCAAAACATGTTTAAAAGGTGTTAACTCAAAAGGGATGCCGACAGGTATTGGTGGTGATGATAAATGTGGAATTTTTGGTGCTCTTACAATTTTGATGGATCTACCGCATGTTAAAGCGGCATTTTTTGTAAGTGAGGAGACAGGTTGTCACGGGTCAAAAAATAGTGATCCTGAATTTTTTAAAAACGTTGGGTATACCATCCAACTTGATGCTCCCGAAAATTATATGGTTTCTGAAGTGTGTAGTGGTGTAAGATTGTTCAAAAGGGATTCAGATTTTTTTCGATGTGTAGATCCGATAATTTGTGAAATGATGATTGATCCTGAGTATATGTATCACCCGTATACTGATGTTTCTCAAATGGTTTTAAAACACGGATTGGCATCAATTAATATTTCTTGTGGATATTACAATTATCATACCGCAAATGAATATATCGTGTTGGATGACCTTTATAATTCAATCGAGGTTGTGAAACGAATGATTGAATCATTAGGTTATGAAAGCTACTTAATGGAACCGAACGGAATCAGATGGTAAAAAAAAAGGGACTTAAGTCCCTTTTTTTGTTGATATTCTGATCTCTTCTTCTTTGAAGCTTAGATAATAATTTTTACCTTCTACAATATCTCCTGAGAGATATTTTTCGGAGATTAGGTCCTCGATTTTTTCTTGTATAGCCCTTTTTATTGGTCGAGCACCATAGGTTTCATCAAAACCAACTTCGGCTATGTGATCAATAACTGAGTCCTGACAAATTACATTAATTTTCAAACTTTTCAGACGGGTTGTAAGTTTTGTGACTTCGATTTTAACAATCTCTTTTACCTCTTCTTTTCCCAATGAATTGAAAACAATTACATCATCAATACGATTGAGAAATTCTGGTTGGAAATATTTTTTCATTTCAGATTTAAGAATCAATTTCTTTTTCTCCTCTTCAGCGTATCGATTTGTCGTAAATCCAATCCCCGTTCCGAAATCTTGAATTTTTTTGATCCCAATATTTGAGGTCATAATAATTAAACAATTTTTGAAACTAATTTTTCTACCTAAACCATCGGTGATGTGTCCTTCATCCAACATTTGGAGAAGTGTATGAAAAATATCTTTGTTAGCTTTCTCAATTTCATCAAATAAAACGAGTGAGTATGGTTTTGCTTTTACTTGTTCAGTAAGTTGACCTCCTTGGTCGTAACCAACATAACCTGGGGGAGCCCCAATTAACCTAGATACAGTATGTTTTTCTTGATATTCACTCATATCAACCCGAATTAATGCATCAGAAGAACCGAAAACTTGTTCAGCAAGTTGTTTTGCTAAGTGGGTCTTTCCAACACCTGTCGCTCCTAAGAAAATGTAAGAACCAATCGGTTTGTTAGGATCTTTAAATTTAAGTCTATTCCTACGAATAGATTTTGAGATTTTTGTGACAGCCTCACTCTGACCTATTACTTTTTTAGATAACTCAGTTTCAAGATTCGATAAACTATTCTTATCGTCGAGAGTCAATCGATTCAAAGGTATTTTGGTCATATTGGAAACAACATCTAATACAATGTCAACATCTATCGGACGTTTGTTCATCAGTAGTTCCTTTTCGAATTTGTTTTTTTCAATTTCTAATTTGTCCAATATTTTTTTCTCGGCATCTCTTAGATCTGCGGCTTTTTCATAGTCTTGTTTTTTAACTACGTCTAATTTTTGTTTTTTGATTTCTGCAGCCTTATTCTTGAGATTTTCAATAATTGGTGGAGATTTGACATCAATTTGTGATTTTGAACCTACTTCATCCAAGATATCAAAAGCTTTATCTGGGAATTCTCTGTCCGTAATATATCGATCTGCTAAATTTACACATAGTTCCAAAACCTCATCCGAGTATGTCACCTTATGAAAATCTTCATATCTTGTTTTGGACTGTTTAATGATTTGAAGAGTTTCTGATTTGGAAGGTGGATCAACAACAACCTTCTGAAATCGTCTTTCGAGAGCTCCATCTTTTTCAATATGTTGTCGGTATTCATCAAATGTCGTAGCTCCGATACAATGAATTTCCCCACGAGAAAGTGCGGGTTTGAAAATGTTCGAAGCGTCCATTGTCCCTGATGAATTTCCGGCGCCTACCATAGTGTGGATTTCATCTATGAAGATGATAACGTCTGGGTTTTCAGCAATTTCCTCGATGATAGCTTTCATTCGTTCTTCAAATTGACCACGATACTTGGTTCCAGCCACAATTGAAGTCAGATCCAAATTTACGATTCGTTTATCCCTTAAATTTCTCGGACATTTACCTTCATGAATTTGAATTGCCAAACCTTCTACTATAGAGGTTTTACCAGCCCCTGGTTCACCAATGATTATAGCATTATTTTTTTTCCTACGAGAAAGAATTTGTGCAATTCGAGAAATCTCAACTTCTCTACCAATAACTGGGTCTAGTTTGCCTTCAGATGCGAGTTTATTCAAATCTCTACTGAAATTATCCAAGACTGGAGTACCTCCACTTTTTTTACGAACTTCTTGTTCTTTTTCGTTGTCATCCATTGATTCGATCATGATTGTAATTTTTTTACAAATATAGTGAACTATTGTCTAAAAAACAATGATTGTCAAATTGTCATATAAAATAAACTTTATATGTCATATTGACACGTTTTACTATTTGGTATGTTATTTGTTTTTGATTGTATCAAAATAAAAATATAAAAAATAAAGTTATGAATAAAAATGTAATTATCGGTATTGATTTAGGTACCACAAATTCAGCAGTAGCAATTATTGAAGGAGGTCAACCTTTGGTGATTGCCAATTCAGAAGGTAAAAGAACTACACCATCAATTGTGGCTTTTACTGATAAAGACAGAAAAGTTGGTGACCCCGCTAAAAGACAAGCGGTTACCAATCCCGAAAAAACAATTTACTCAATTAAACGATTTGTTGGTAAAGATTTTGATAAATGTAAATCTGAAACTAAAAAAGTACCTTACAAAACAATAAAAACTTCGAATGGTTTGGTTGGTGTAAAAATTGATGATAGAACATACACACCACAAGAGATCTCTGCGGCTATTCTACAAAAAATGAAAAAAACTGCAGAAGATTATTTGGGATATGAAGTAACAAGAGCAGTAATTACGGTGCCCGCATATTTTGGTGATCAAGAAAGAAGTGCGACGATCGAAGCTGGGGAAATTGCAGGGTTGAAGGTTGAAAGAATTATAAATGAACCAACGGCTGCAGCCTTAGCATATGGATTGGATAAAAAATCGAAAGATTCAAAAATTCTTGTGTTCGACTGTGGTGGTGGTACTCACGATGTTTCGGTATTAGAAATTGGTGATGGTATTTTCGAAGTTAAATCAACTGATGGTGATACTCATTTGGGTGGGGACGATTTTGATAATGCTATCATCAATTGGATGGTATCTGAATTTAAAGCTGAATATAATATAGACCTTACCAAGGATCCTATGGCATTGCAAAGAATCAGAGAAGCCGCGGAAAAAACAAAAATTGAACTTTCTTCCTCACCATCAAGTGAAATTAATTTACCATATATCTCTGTTAGTGATAATGTACCCATTCACTTTGTTAAATCTTTATCAAGAAGTAAATTTGAACAATTAACAAAAGATTTGGTAGATAGAACAATTGCTTGTGCAAAAAAAGCTTTGAAAAATGCAAACCTAAAACCTTCAGACATCGATGAAGTGGTTTTGGTCGGTGGATCTACTCGTATTCCTGCAATTCAAGAAGCCGTTGAAAACTTTATTGGTAAAAAAGCAAACAAATCAGTAAATCCTGACGAGGTCGTGGCTTTAGGTGCTGCCATTCAAGGAGCTGT